TGATCTCTGAGCTGTTGGCCGCAGAGTGTACGGTGACCATCAATGACGGTGAGGATGATTGCCTTGAGCAGTCTGCAGACTTCATCGAGATCCTTGAGGCCATGTCGAGCACCGGTGAAGATGTTGTCATCCCTTTTGACAAGGATGGCAATGACCTTGGCTGGTTCTACCTGATCTACAACAACGGTTCTGAGGGCAACCCAATGATCTTGATTAGCGATCTAGTGGCCAACTCTTTCTGCGATGGGATCTACAGGAAGGTCTGCGAGCAGCTCGCTGTTTAACTTAATCTAACGCCCCCTACGGGGGGCAACTAAGGGGAAACATATGAAAGCAATCACTTTATGCAAGCACATCAACAAGGCGTTTCCAAAGGCTAACGCGGTGACCTACGATGAATGGACTGGCGAAGAAAAGGTCGATAAGCACCGCATCTGGTTTCGTTGCGAGGGAGAGTGTGCCCCTGATGGAATGCCGCTGCACGACTTCTGGCAGGAGTGGCATCCTACCGGGTTCCACCCAAAGCTGCAGAAGCTGGTGGAGAAGCATGGGTTCTACCTTGAGAACCAAGATGCCGGGACCATGATGGCCTGCAGTTTGGACTGGTAAAATTATTTTGCTTAGGGGGGTTGCATGGTAACCGTTACTGTATTACCATGTAACCTCATTAACGAGATAGGTAAGGGGAAAGACATGAAATTAGTCAAAAAAGATGTACCATTCGAGGCATACGATGTTCTGGACTGCCACGGCACAGAGTGCGGTTTAATTACTAATTTTGACGGTGAGGGTTATGTAGCTTCAGTGCGCGATCCTGAAGATCACGACAAGCGACACATGGTTGATGTGGCAGGTTTATCTATGGGTGCGGCAGAATATGATTACCTCGATGGCGATATTTATCATGCTGTTGCTAATGTTCTAGACGCTTTGGAGATAGCGCGGTTTCCAGATGAATCTACCAGAGAAGATTGGTCTTACTATGACGAGCGTTGTAGAGAGTTGGAGCGTGAACAAGCTTGGTATATGGAGTGCGATTTACAGCTTGAGCGTGAGTCAAGAGGAGAAGTTTAATCTAGCCGCCCCCTACGGGGGGCAATCAAAAACCAAGGGGAAAAACATGAAAATCAAAATTGAAATGACTCTGGATGTAGATGTAAAAATTATCAAGCAGCTAATGGCCGAGAGGCTGCTGGCTGACAGCGATGAGAGTGTGCAGTATTTTGTGCGGTCACACGTTATGTCTGCTGGCGTAGGTGCTCTCGAAGAGGCTCTGTATTTCGCTAATCTCGATGACGCGGTTGACGTTATCAAAACCAACATTTAAGGGGAAAGGCATGAAAGATATTTTTGAAAACGTAATTGCACAGGCACCGGCTGATTGGGATAATGACCTGATGAGCCTGTCAGATGAGTTGAAGGATCTGGCAGTGTTTAGCTGGTTTCAGGCAAAGCCTAGCTGGATTGAGGACTTTCTTCCTGAAGCGCTGCATGATCTGAAGAAGACATGGATCAGAGTGCTCTACGAAGACACTGAGAACTTTGAAAAAATCATCAACTACTGGCGTGATGTGTACAGCGTAAAGCACGACATCACTGTGGAGGGCAATGAAGATGTCTTCAATCACTGTGCGGCTCTGGGTGATTTTCAAACTGTCTGTGCTAATGCTGTTGATTTTATTAGCAATGAGCGCATTGGCTTTGGAGATATGTATAAGGAGCTCATCTATCTTGAGCTTGAAGCTACTCTCCGTGACAAACTCTTTGAGGCCCAAGGTCTTGAAGAGAGCCACGGCTGTGATGTTATTTAACCGGAGGATGTATGAAAAATTTAAGTCAGAATGATCGCGTGATTGAGTTTCTTGAGGGGGGTGGTTCTCTGACCACCCTAAACGCTTGGCAGGAGCTAGGCATCAGCAGACTGGCAGCAAGGGTATATGACCTGCGCTGCATGGGCCACAAAATCACTTCCACTCAGGTCCCGGTTTACAACCAGTTTGATGAGAAGTGCATGGTTGCTGAATACTCTCTGGAGGTTCCAAATGGGTAAAGGATCAGCAGCAAGACCCCTCCCTGACCGGGAGACCTTTAGCAAAAACTTTGACGCAGTGTTTAACAGCGGCCCAAAGCCAAAGGCCCAGATCATGCGAGAGATGCGAGAGCGCAGAAATAACGAGGGCATGACCGAGCTGCACCTCTGGGTTACCCCGCAGCAAAAGCTGGCTATTGAAGCCATACTGGAGGCAGATACAGCCCCATTGCGATAGTGATCAACTGGTGTACAATACAGCCACGGAGGGCTACCCCAATGTTCGATTACCTACGAGATTTATTCAAGCGCAGAAAAGGCAAGCCATTGCCTCGCCACATGGTCATACCAGACACCCAGACAAAGCCGGGTCAGTCGTGGGACCACCTCCGCTGGGCAGGAATGTATGCCGCCAAAACAAAACCAGACGTTATTGTTCACATAGGTGACCACTGGGACTTCCCCTCGCTGTCCAGCCACGATGCTAAGGGCAGCAAGTCTTTTGAGGGGCGCAGGTATGTCGAGGACGTTAACGCCGGTATAAACGCAATGAGAGCCTTCCTAGACCCCATCAGGGAGGAGCAGGCCAAACTAAAGCACGACAAAAAGAAGCAGTGGAATCCTCGGCTGGTGTTTACCATTGGCAACCATGAGTACCGCATAGAGAGAGCTTTGGATGCTGACGTTAAGCTAGAGGGCCTAATGAGCTATGACGATCTGCAGCTAAAGGAGATGGGCTGGGAGGTGCATGACTTCCTGAAGCCCGTAGTGATTGATGGCGTTTGTTACGCCCACTACCATTGCTCAGGCGTAATGGGGCGCCCTGTGTCGAGCCCTGACCTAATGCTTAAAAAGCTCCATATGTCCACCGTGATGGGCCACGTTCAGGACCGGGCGATAGCCTTCAACAAGAGGGCCGATGGCAAGAGATTGACCGGGATATTCGCAGGGATCTTTTACACGCACGCTGAGGAGTACCTGAACTACCAGACTAACAATAGCTGGCGTGGTATCTGGATGCTTAACGAGGTGCAGGACGGTGAGTTTGACGAGATGCCTATCAGCCTAGACTACCTAGCTAGGACCTATATGGAGGATGAAGATGAGCGCACTGGATAAGCAGGAGGGTGGCAGCCACTACAAGTTGGCCATCCAGCCCATAGAGTATATTGCAGCGAATGAGCTCGACTATTTTCAGGGCAACGTGATCAAGTACATCACCCGGCACAAGGGTAAGAACGGAGCAGAGGACGTTAAGAAGGCCATGCACTACTGCGAGCTGCTGCTGCATTACCAATACAGTGACGAGGTATACGACTAATGGCAAAGATCCACTGGTTAAATAAGCCGGACAAACCAACGTCAGGCATGACCTTAACCAGAGTGTTCTGTGATGACTGTGGCACCGGGCTGCAGTATTGGCTAAGTGAGGAGGAGGACACAGCATATGGACTCTGCCCTGCTTGCCATCTGGGGGCGCCAGTAGAGGTTAGCTGGTCCGAGCAGATACAAGATGACCAATAGTGTTATAATCGAGCCATGAGCAAATTTATCATTGGCAGTGACCTTAACGATGCGGACCTTGAGCTGGTGCAGGACTTAGCTCAGGCGCTGTATGACCGCGATCAGCTACTGCTTGATGATGTTATGCACCTATCTAGACAACGACTGGAGAGGGCCTGTAGATGCTTCCAGAGCCCTTGTATATGTGAAGAATGAGACCAACAATATTTAATGATGAACTAGCGAGCACCATTTGCAGAAGATTAGCCTTGGGCGAGAGCGCCCGGCAGATCTGTCGTGATGACTCAATGCCAGCACTCAGCACGTTAATGAAGTGGGTAACGGACAGTGACAAGAAAGACTTTTCGGAGCAGTACGCGAGAGCTCGGGATTGTCAGGCTGACTTTTACGCTGATGAGATTGTAGACATTGCAGATGAGCTATCCGAAGACGCTGACAGCAATGCGATCCAACGCGCCAAACTCCGAGTAGACTCCCGCAAGTGGAAGGTTGCCCGGATGTCTCCCAGAAAGTACGGGGACAAGTCGCAGGTTGACCATGTGAGCAGTGACTACTCCATGCAGCCCACCCATGTGACCTTGGTCGCTGAGCCCTTCCCTGATGACCAAGACGTCCACTAAGGCTGAGATACGCCTACCACCTAAGATAGTCTCGATCTTTGAAGGGTCCGCCAGATACCGGGGAGCCTTTGGAGGCCGTGGTTCAGGCAAGACCAGATCCTTTGCCCTGATGACTGCAGTGCGTGGTTACCAGTGGGGGATGGCAGGAAAGAGTGGCCAGATCCTCTGTGCCCGTGAGCACCTCAACT